ATACATCGGGGTTGCCTTGATAACCACTACGAACATACGCTCTTGGATTGTTAGGTATGTTAAAGAATATTCCGTTAAAATAAGAGAATAAAGATTGATTGTATTTGTTGCCAGCATCTGAACCTTGAGAAGGTAATATAGCAGCTTTAATTCTTTGTATGAGATTCATAAGCAATTATTTTTACAAATTTACGATAAATTTAGATAACTTTTACATTACAACAAAGTCAAACTTCTTAAGTTCAAACCACATCCGCATCATTAAGGCATCACTTATATCGGGAGACCTTCCTAAATGTTCTTTAACTTTGTCTTTAGGTAGCACCGCAAGTTTACCATCCTTATCAGCGTTGTGCCTTTGCACCCATTCAAGTTCTTCGGTCAATTCTTTTTTAATTGTTACATCTTCGGTCATAACCCAAACACCAGCTTGATTAATTAATTCAGCTAATTTGTAGTAACACTCCGACTTTAAGTTTATGTAGTTACCTGTTAATGCTTTGCTATTGTTAACGAATCCTTTGCAACCTACCTGGTCTACCGTTCCCCCACCGACACCATCTTCATCGGCTATAATTTGTGAATAAGGGATTGAATGCTTTTTAGCTAAATGTTTAATGAATGCACTTACTTCGGTTGTAGACTTCTGCGATAACTTATGTATTTCAATTACCCTAAAGCCACTCCAAACCATAATTAAAGTATTATCCTTACCAAACCTCGCTATATCGGCTGAAATGTAACCTTTACCGCTTGGGATGTGTTCGTTAGTGAACATATCTATTATCTTATCGTATTCAATTAGAGCGTTATCATTGTCATCGTACTCCCAGTTACCATAAAGTAACCGCTCCCTACTTTGATTGTCTAAAGTCTTTAAGGAATCAATATAGTGTTTAGAGATAAAAGGATTGTCTATTGCTAAAGCTTGAATAAATGCTTTGTTGTCATCTAACTTACCTTCCTTATGTGGCTTATAAAAGTTATTGTATACCCATCCTTTAGCAGGGTTGCAAGTTCCAAGTATTTTAGGAATTAGACCGTATTCATCAAGTTTATATCTTATCCTTGACTTTAGAATATTCCAAGCCTTTTCTGTTACCTGGTTACATTCATCTACAAATATAACGCTGCACTCAAGTGACCCAAGTTCGTCATGGTGGGGGTCTGATGGATAAGTAAACAAGTCTTTAAGTAAGATTGTCGAACCATTTTGGAAGGTAATTATATTGGATTGAGCATTGTATTGGTAGTGAACGCCTGATTGCAAACCTTGCATCTTGCATACATCGTAAAAAGAATTTAAAGTTGTTTCCTTTAATGTCTTTAAAACGGCTCTGCCAATTAACGCTCTAATGCCAGGATATTTTAAACAACATTTAAGAATCCAATAAACACCTAAAGCAGTCTTCCCACTTCCTGCACCACCACCATAGATAATCTCGCTTGTTTTGTTGTCTTCTAATCTATCGAGTGCTTTAGTCTGCTTCTTCGTTAGTATCATAGGTTTTAGTTTCATTGAAAGTAATACCCAAATCCATACCGCCTGTATGTTTTAAAGTAGTACCTAATCTTTCGGCTTCTTCAGGTGTTCCGATTAACTTATATAATCCCATCTGTAAAGTAGGGTTTTCGCTTTTATACCACTTTGAACGCATAGATGTTTTAATCTCTACTTTGTTTTTTTCAAGTGCTTCTTTTATTGTGTGGAATTCGTGCAATTTGTGATTATAAAAGGTAGTCTTATCGCAAGGTAAAAACGCTACCACATCCTCAATAAAGAACAATTTATGCTTATCTATTGCCTCTAAAGACTTTTTCTCTAATTCCTCTGTTTTATATGCCATATTATTTAATTCTATCTAACCATTGTAATTTAATTTGATTTGCTATTTGTGCTGTCATAACTGGAGGAACACTCATACCAATTAAATATTTTGGTTCTATTTTTTTAAAATTGTAATCAAGTGGATAACTTCCAGTGCATTTAAAATCATCATCTGAAAACCATTGCTTATCAAACGCTCTGAAATTTTTACCTGCACTTGTTATTGTTGAAGGTGTTTCTGTATCTTTTACAATACTATCAGTAAAACCCGAATTTTTACCAGTTCTTTTTATTTCAATTTCTGCAAGTGTTTTTTCTCCTTGATATAATTTTAATAATTGATATTGTCTATCCGTTAATTTTGCTTCATTGCCTTTTAAACTTCTATACTCTCCAAAAGTTATTGCCTCTTCATTAAAATTCAATTCTAATTTTGGAAAATTTAAATCATTTCTTTGACAAATAAAAAAGACTCTTTCACGCTTTTGAGGTACTCCCATACTTGCAGCATTTAACAAAAATAATTGTACTTTATATCCAGCTAATTCAAATTCTTTCTTAATCCGATGTACATAAGCCTTTGCATTTCCTTGAATTAATCCTTTTACATTTTCTGCAATAACAACTTTAGGCTGTAATTTTTTAGCAAGTGCTATGTAATCAAAAAATAAATCATCTAATCTTTGTTCAGCTTGTCCTTCTCTAAATACTTTTGTTTTACCCCAATCTTTTTCCCTATTGCCTGCCATTGAAAAACTACTACAAGGCGGAGAACCATCTAAAATATCAATATTATATAAATCTTCAGGAAAATCAGTTCTTTTTGCAAATTCTCTAATATCTTCAATAAATAAATATTTTGGATTATGATTAGTTTTATAAACATCAGCAATTGGTGGGTCTATTTCAACTCCGCCTAAATGTTCAAATCCAGCTAATTTATATCCCATTGTTGAACCACCACCACAAATAAATGTTCCAAATACTTTAAAACCATTTTTTTCAGGATATCCATCTTTTAAATACCATTTATAATTAAATTTATATTTACTCATTGCCTAATAATTTCCAAATAGCTTGTTCCGGTGTTGATGCAATTTTACTTAATTGTTCTCTAACTAAATTATATTCATCCTCTGTATATTTTAATTTAATAACCATTTCAGTATCTAAATTATCAATATCAATTTCTTTGTTTTTATCAGTATAATCAATATCAACTGGTTTTTGCCATACATCTAATCCCCAAGCATCAAGTTCTTCAGCATCCCATTCGTTAGCTAACATATTCCAATCCCATTCGCCACCGCTTACATTATCTTTTATAATAAACTGCTTTTGTTCTTGCTCTGTCAAATCGCTAACTTTAATAATTGGCACTTCTTTTAATCCAGCGTGAATACAAGCCTTTAATCTCATATTACCACCCAAGACTATCATATCATCGTTTACAACAATAGGTCTTATTTCAAGCATCTTTGGAAATTCCTTAATTGATGCTACTAATTTTGCAAACTTATCATCCTTAATTATACGAGGATTGTTTGGGTTTGACTTTACTAATTTAATGCTGATTTTTTCGGTTTTCATTTTACAAAGGTAATATATTTTTATAAATCAGCTACTTTCTGTGTGTATAGGTCAATTAAGTCTTGATAGTCTAATTTGCCCATTTTCTTTGTTTGATGCCTTTTGTGTTCAAGAAAATCCATTCCACCTTTACCTATTTCTTTTTCCAGTCTCTTATAGTATTCTATATAATTACCGCTTTTGGCTATATTACAACCGTAGCATTGTGGTCGGCAGTTTTGTTCATCGTATCTTAAAGACAATATGCCTCTTGAATAAAAGTGTCCATTTTGAATCTTCTTGTAAGGCATAACCTTATCGCAAGTAAAGCATTTTACATCTAAATTCTCATCAGCATATTTTAACCGTATATAAGTAGAAAATATAGCATCTGCTTTTTTCTTTAAGATTGTTGTACTCATTTTAATAAAATTTTAGTGTAAAACATCTCAAACACTACTCCCCAAATAATAGAGAATAAGATTATATCGAAATAACCAAAGATAGGTTTGTAAGTTACAATAGCTAAAGAAATAAATAATAACATCAAGGCTTTAAATAAATGCCACCCATCCGTAAGAAAAGAAAGCATAGTAGAAGATAAAAAAAACTTCTCGCCATTTTCTTTTTCTCCCCACTGCCATTTGTTTCTCCAGGACATATTCCAATCCCAAAACTGTCTATTCTTAAAGTTTCCAAATATAGAAACATAATACCTGGTTGATAGTACATCCATTACCGAATTACAAATAGCTGCTAATATTATAAAGATTATTGTCATAAGTTGTCATTAAAGTTACAAAAGTTCCCATTTTGGGATTTTTAAAGCTCATTATTCGTATAAATGCGTATCAATACGGCTCACTTTTGAGCTTTATTTGTAGTCAGGACAGGATTCGAACCTGTATCTCAAATCGGGTCTACATTACTGCGACTACTTTATTGAGTGTTACCATTACACCACCTGACTATTATGCGTTCTATCAAAAATGGAAGTTATTGCGCCTATACCATTTCGTTTTTTCCACTATTGCGCCTATTTTTCTTGCTCTGCGCCTATTTTTTCCACCATAACGCTAAAATTGGAAATTATTTTCCAAATATTTCTTTGTAGTATTGTTTAAAATTATCTGTTTTACCAAATAAACCATCATCCCAAGCATCTTTCATTTGCTCCTTCTCCATTTCTTTGGCTTGTCTTACAACCTCTGCTGCAATTGTTAAATTTTCCCTACTTATTAATTTATCTATATCTAATTCTGTTAATAAAAAGTCTAATGCCGTTTGTTTTTCCATTTTGTTAAATGTTTGTTGCCCTTTTAAAAATTCTCGCAAACCATCAACAACTTCTTTGTCATTTTCTACAAGTTTGCCATTTACAAAAATGTCTCCGTTTTCACAAAGTTTTAAAAGCTCTTTTGTCCCATTATTTTTTAAAAAAACAACATTTTGTTCTGATATTAATAATGGACTTGTCATTAGACTTGTTTTACTTTTAGTGTTAAATGTTTTCATTTCCCTTTTGTTTGTCGTTTAAGTTATATAATTTTTTAAATAGTTTTTTGGCCAATTGAATAATTCTCTATTTGCTCCCTTGCAAATATTTTAAATTCATTTCCTTTGGCATCCTTAAAAATAATATTAGAACTTTTTTTATTGCTAATATGAATACTTAATGTTTTTGTCCCTTTTTTTGGGGTTGCTAATAAAACTGGCTCATCTTCATTAAACTGAAATGCCCATTCAACATTTTTAAATTCTGGATTTTCTATTTTTACTTGTTCTTTAGGTTTTAATAACCTTAAAAGTGCTTGTATTGGTGTCATAGTTTTTACTCGGTTTACCTATTACCGAAAGGTTTTGTTAAATGTTTTTTTAATGCTTGTTAAATGTTTGTCCAGTTAAATCGTTAAAAAACTGGACATTTAAAAATCGAATGCTCCGAGTCTGTTAATTGTTGGATTCTCTTTTTGGTTTTCACCCCTTAGTTTTTTAGCCATTACCTCATACCATTTAGCTTTGGCCAAATCCCTTTCGACTGGTTGGTCTGGTTTGTCTCCAAGTCTCATTCTGTATTTAAAGGCGTTCATTTCGCAAAAGGCAATGTATTTCTCAACGCCCCAGATGTCGAGCATCATTTCAAATACTTGCTTATCGCCTTTTTTGTAATAGTCTGGATTTATGTCGCTCATGGTTTGATTAGTTTTATTTTGTTAAACATATCCTTTTTTACAACGTATCCCAGTGCTTCGTATAATTTTAAATATCGATATGCCGTTCTGGTTCTTACTTCCAGATACCTTGCTATTGTGTGAATGTTTCTTGACTTGTCCTGCAAGTATTCCAAAAGCCTAATGCACCTATACATTTTTAATTGATTCATGCTTTAAATAGTTTGTTGTAACTAAACTCAAATGTAATTCCCCAGACAATGCAAAAGATGCAAGCGTCCAAAATGCCGTACATTGGAACGTACATAACAACGGCCAAAGATATAAAGCCAAGCATTAATCCTTTAGCCAAATGCCATCCATCTGTCAAAGCCGAAAGCATAGTGCTTGACAAAAAGAAACTTTCGCCGTTGCGAATGTCTCCATTTTTCCATTTGTTTTTCCAACTGATTCGCCAATCCCAGAATTGTTGGTTTTTAAAGTTTCTAAATATGGAAACATCGTATCTGGTTGACAATGTGTCCATCAAAGCGTTGCACATTGATGCTAAAATAATAAAAATTATACTCATAAACCTATATTTTCCTTTATTATTTTACTATTTAAAACCTTAAACGGCGAATCTTTACCTTTGCCAAACAACTCTCTTTTAATCCGTCTATCGTATTGCTCCCAGTCGTCATTGTTTGCCATTATTTTAATGTGTTTGATTTGATGGCCTATCTGGCAAATCAATTCGTAATATTTAGGATTGCTCATTTATCTGGTTAACTCTATAAGCTAAATATTCAGACTTAGTCAATTTGCGCCCCTCTACGCTAATAACTCGCACCGCACAACTACTTGGTTCACTTCGCCATAGTTCGTCAAACTCAGCCAGTAATTCACGTGTTCTCGACCATTCTTTCGGCTCTGGTGCTTTCTTATATTCTTTTTTATCCATTATTTTGTTTGTTAATGCTTTAACTTGCTCAATTATTTCGTCCGATGGCTTATTGTCCAGATAGCTTTGCTCCCATTGTTTATATTTTTCTTGAATGGCCTCTGACTCAACTTGCTCTTTTGCCTTTTTTAAATCTGCGTCAAATTTATGTAAAATTTTAAAAATAGTTGTAACGTCAAAAGAATGGAATAACTCAATTTCTGGATATTTACCCATTTTAAAATTGTTAAACGCCATGATAATATGTTGAATTGACCAATAGTAATATTCCGAATAAATCATTTGCGCCGCTTCAGCTATCTGGTGTTCGTTCATATTCTTAGAAACATTCAAAGAAACGATTAAACCATCAATTGTGCGCTCAATTACTTTTGAGACAAAGCCATCGCCCTGCTCTTTTCTAATCAATGCCAATGGAGTCGGACTGGTTATTATCAATTCTTTGATTGTCCCCAAAAATAACTTTGGCGATGTACTGGTCGGCTTGCTTAATGCGTTGCTCGACTGCGATTCTGTTTTTTTCAAATTCTGATTTTCCATTTTTAGTATTTTGATTGTCTCTTTTTTCCCAGTTTTTAATGGCAGCCGCCCAGTTTAGATATTTAACTCCTTTGGATTGCGAATATAGCAAAGCTGATTCATAATACTTAGCAAGTTTTTCTCGCTCCCATTCTGGGAACTCCTCTTTAAATTTTTTTTTGTCAAAATAAATAGAGTTTTCAAATGAATGTTTTTTTAGGGAATTCAATTCGTTAGAATTGCTATACTCTTTTACTTTACTTCTATTTACTTTACTTATCTTTACTTTAGATGCGTTTCGTACATGTTCGAAATGCGTTTCATTTTCTGTATGTTGTTGATTATCACGCCATTGTTTCAAACGTTCTGCGCTTTTTTCTTTTTTTATCTTATAGTTTTCACTAAACTTTAGCAATTGTTTGTTGAAACTTTCGCCATTGTTTGATGAAATTAGTCCGATAGTTTCCATAAATGACCAACATTTGTCCAACTTTTTTCCGATGTTTAATTGCTTTTTTAGCACAGCAGTTTTGATTGGTTTTTCTTGTTGTGCAAACTTTTCTAAGGCAGTATAAAACAAGCCGAGACCCTCATAGCCAAAAGCCATGAATAGTTCTGTTATTTTCTCATCGTTAAATGAGTTGCTATCGTGTAAAAAATACTTCATGGATGTAAAAAAATAAAGCCCACCAGTCGAGATTGGCGGGCTTAGAGGTTAGTAGTGATTAACCTTTAAAATAATTTCACTTGCTCTCGACTTCAAATGAAATTACTGAACTCAAATATCGTTATTTATTCCAATAAAATAAAATTAATCCCAGATATTTTTAAAACTTTTACTTTGCCAGTCTTAGCCATATGATATGACCACTGGGTTGTTTTATTATTCTTTTTAGCGTACTCACTAAAGCTAATCAATTTTGATGTTTCTATTTTCATGCCCAAATATATTATAAATTTTACAAATTACAAATAATAAGGTTTCTCGCCTCGTATTTTTTTAAATAAACTGACTGGTCAATGTCATCATGTTTAACCGAAATTAGCGCCTTATTCCCCTCTCCT